GCATTCTAAAAGCGTATAGAGCGCTTCGACACGTGCCGATCTCGTCATGCCTTCGAGTTCTCGTTCTTTTTCTTTCAAACGATTGTCACCCGTCTCAGCAGGTTTTACTAATTCAATATCTCGATAAAAGCCGGCGACCTGCTGTTTACGCAGATCGTTCTCCGACATTTTAACGATATGAACCACCGCTTCCGCATCGTCTAATGAGGTAGCCGTATACGGAACAACGAGGTCATCGGCTTGAACAAACTTTGAAACAGCTCGTCCAAGTAATTCATCATAATAAACTTTTTTAAAAGTAGACCCTGCTAATGGTAAATAAAAGAGCATAGAGTCAAATTCAGGCTCATACTCTTTCATTTGATCGAGCAGTTGAAAATTCATAAATTCTTTAACACGTTCAGATTGTTGTTGTTTTTGTGGATTAGATGCACCGATTACTTGCGTTCTTACCGGTCCATCAGCTGGAAGAAGTTCTTTATAAGCTAATGCTTGAAATTGGGTTACCGCTTCGGCTAGAACCGGATGCGTAGCGCCTGAAGCGCCTTGAAAAGGTTCCGTTCGATTATGATACTTGAATCCTAAAAGATCGAGTCCTGTAGTATAGGCCTGTTCCCATTCTCGTCTTGAATATTTGTAATCTTTATAATCACCATTTAGTTTTAAACCAATCGGCGATAAAACATCATCGGGGAGTAATTCAGCTAAATTATCGAAATGATTTTCTGTTCCTGGAATCTGAGGACGTGCGTTCGCATCGAAATTAATCGTTGCGCCGCCATCATCTTCGGGTGTAACTTCTATTGGACCTTTTTCTGTAATCTCCTCGACATTAATATCCTGAAGCGTTTCCGGTGAAGGAAGCTTAGGATCTAACGTATTCGGGAGGGATTTATCTATGTCTGCCATTTAAACTCTCCGGTTTCTTTGTATCTTGTTTAACTTCTTTTCGCAAGCCTTGTGGATCTGGACCCTTCAAAGGCGGGATTGCTTTCCATTTAACATACTTCATATTTTTGGTTAATGTTAGGTTTTTCATTTTTTAAGACCCATTATTCCGCCACCCATTCTGTTTCTTCTAAAATTCTTTTCCCAACCTTCTTCAGCAATAAAACCTCTGTCTCTTCGCTCTTGTACTGTTTGAGCCTCCAGCTGTTTAATACGATCTTTTGAAGCTTGAAGTGCTTTTTCAGTACCTAAAATATCCTGATCTGATTTAAAAAGAGAAATAATATTATCCATATCTAACTGCATACCTTGAAGTGTAGAAGCATACATAGATTGATCATCAGGACCTCTAATAATATCTTCTTGTTCGTATAAAAGATCAGAACCTGATGCAGGGTCTTTAAATTGTTCTAGTCGGGGATGAAGTTTCTTTGCTTTCATATAGCCTGTTGCTTTTTCTTTTAAAGCTTCTGGAATATGAGAAATAATTTCTTCATCTTCAGATTGACCGAACATCGGACCAAAGCCCCAATCGCTTGCATTGCCCATAATTCTTTTCCAGGATTTACCAGCAGTATAATCTGCTACACCAAAAGGAACCATAAAACCAATTTCTCCTAAAAGACCATACCCTGTCCATTTAAGAGGACCTTTTATTTTTTTCATAGCTTTAGTGAACTTTTGTAATTTAGTTAGAGCAGGTTTGTCCCCTGCCGCTGCTCGTTCTACAACTTCATTGAAACCTTTTTTAAAATCTTCAGGACTATTACATTGTCCTCCTACACCTTTGATGCATGGAATATTTGCACCTCTCGCTATTTTAGCCAACTTAGAAAAATTAGCTTTCTCAGTTGGAGTTTTAATATTACTCATCTTATTTACTTTTAATTGATTCTCTTTCGTAATGTTTTTATAAAAAATTTCTTCTCCATCTAATCCAGCTAATGATTTATTGGGATCTATCCCTGTAACTTTTGGAACATAACTACCATCAGGTTGTTTAATATATTGTGAATAACCTAAATAGCCACTAGAACCTGGTATCTTTCTAGATGCATTTCTGTAAAGTCCTTGAGAGCGCTTATTTAAATCCTCAATTTTCTCTTCCCAACCTTTTGTTTTTTCTTTTAATAATTTAATTTGTTCTTTTTGATTGGCTTTAAGTTTCGTATTATAAGGAGCCATTTTAGAATTTAATTCTTCAGAAATAAAAGCGGTGTTTTTTGTCGAAGCTAAATTAAGACTTTCTCCCTCGACTCCGGCTAGAGGCATAAAATGATGCATCACATAACCTTTAGGGGCTGTAGGTTGCCACTTTCCAACTATTTTTAAATCTTCTTTTCTTACTTGACGACTTGCTTTTAAACCTGATTCGATTTTATCTGAAATACTTTGTTTAATCGCAGCATTGATGTCTCTAACTTTTCTATTAAGATTTTGTGTTTCACCTTGCCTTGTTTTATAGGTTTCTTTAATAATATCTCCATATTTTTTTTCCATATAAGGAATTCCTTTTCCTTCAGGTCCTCCTGATACATGTCTAAGTTTTCCTGTGTCTTTATCAACAGTATAAAAATTTTCTACATATTCATTATAATAACCGTCAGGTAAATTTTCTAAAAGTTTTTTATAGTAAGTTGTTTTTCTCTCCGCAGAGGATGTAGCATACCCCTGTCTCCCTGGTCCAGGTTGCACGAGTTGTCCTTCGGAAAACTGCTGACGAGTCAACGCCGGATTTTCTGCAATCATTCTTCGTGCTTCGGGTATGTTGAACGGATCGGTTAGATGCCTGACCATGTCAGTATGATCTTTAATTCTCATTATTCTCCTAGCATGTAGGCAAGACCGCCTTTGGCATAATCATCCGCTTTTAAATCAGGACTAAAGCCTTCCCAAGGATCACGTATTTCTCCTGTTCCACGCGGTTTAACTTTTTTACCTGTAGCATAAGTTTCTAAAACAGACGTATCGTGAACTTCGGCTTTAGGATTATAATTCATAACATCAAATTCTATTTCAGAATCATCAGGACCTCTGTGTGCAACATAAGGCTCATCCACTTCTAATTTATCAGGTTCTTTTTGTCCTTTATACTTACCCTCTTCAATGACTTTGCCTTTAGAATATTGAATCGTATAAGGCGACTCTCCAGCTCCAGATGCTGATAGATAATTATTTTTAGGATTCGCAACACTTACATCAATCGTTTGATTGTCGATGTTTTGCGTCACCGTCACTTCATCCCCATCGGGTAAAATATCTCGGTGTACTCTTTGACGTTCTGCGGTTGCTGCTGTGTCTGTTATATCGTCCCCTTTATTTAAAACTTTTTTAATTAACGGAATATACCACTCTGGCATGTTGGGTGTTTTTGTAATATCAACTACTAAGTTCGGTGTACCTTTAAATTTTCCAAGTGCCTTTGCAGCAGGTTTAAAAAATTTACCTACAAAAGGAAGCATTGATAGAAGTCCAACAGCTGCACCTGTCCCTTTGAGAAATCTTCTTTTACTTAAATCAACTTTTTTACCTTTATCAAATCCAATTCTTCCGCCTTCAGCGGCTTCTTGAGTTGGAGCTAAATCTTTTCTTCTCTCGTAGTCTTCTTTCCATCTACGATGTTCCTCTAACAGTTTATGAAGATTTTTTCTTTTTAAATGTTCTAAGAACTCTTCCGGAACTTTATGTCCCTCCTCAAATCCAATTCTTCCTCCCTCATTAGCCATGGGTCGTGATCCTTGGCCCATCATCGCTTTTTGCATCATCTGTTGTTGAATGTACGCTGGATCCATGTTCTTGGGTGCCACACTCGGAAGTCCTCGTGGAGCTTTTAACGGATCGGGTGTTCCTGCGACATGCGGCGTTGGTGTTTCTTGTTGGGCTTCGGGTTGTTTGTGTCCAGTAGGCATGTGCCATGGAGCATGGCCCACGGAGCCACCTATACTATATTTCATGTACGTCGGTTCACCCAGCATGTACGCCAGGCCTCCTGATTGCATTTCTCTAAATGGTAATCGGTGTTTGGGTAATTTTGTTTTAATATATTGTTCAACCGGCATCTGGTCCCGGTGTTGATCGTGCCAATCGGCCCACGAACCACCGTATTCAAATGCGAATCCCGGATCACCGCCATACATCAACGGAACACGGCCGCCGGATGCATAATCAGGATCAAATTCATCAGGTTTTATATCTCTTTCAAAAATATGGTCGTCGGTATCCTTTAAAATCTTTTGAGATTCTTCGTTTGTTAAATTCTTGTATCGTCCTTCTCTTTTAATAACTTTATTAGCTTCCTTCATCGATTCAATAGGATCTTTTGATTTAATAAAGGTAATATGTTCATCGATTGTTATTTTTGGAACAGCTTTTAAATTTGCTCCTGGGAACGGTCGATCCTTCCACATCTTTTTGGTTATATCATCATACTTTTTCTTTTCTAATAATTTGTCTGTAATTTCTTGAAATTCAGGATCTCCCTGACTAGTCACTTTTGGTTTCTTTTCTAAACTTTTAATGCCTGTCCATCCACCACCTAAATCTAATTTTTGAAAGTGTTTCTTTAGATGTTGGTCCACCATCGCTTTATGATAATTCATAGCATTTAGTACATCATCCGTTGAAGTTAAGTTCTTCGGATCAATACCCATGTTTTTAAGTATAATTTCTATGTTTCTCACGTTGGATTTAACCACTGGATCTGAAGCTTTCAGTAATTGAGCAATGCCTGTTTTTCTAGCACTTTTCTTTGCGAACTGTTTTAAAACGAATTGTGCAACTATGGGTAGTTTTGTTATAGGCATTATTTTTTTCCTTTGAGTTCTCGTCTTGCTTTTATTTTCCAGATCTTATTTCGTTGTTCTTCGGGTAATGAATAAAATTTCTTTTGATCAGTCTTATAACCTTTTTTAGTTAAAGCTTTAGATTCATAAATATCAGAAGCTTCTTGAGCATAGTCTGGTGCATTTCTAGTTTTTTTAATTTTACGATTGATAGCATCAATACGTCTATCTTGCCACGTGTCTGCAAGTTTAGTCTTACTAGGCTTCTTAATAATGACTTCACGTTTTTTAGACGTCACAGGTCCACTTACAGTTAGCTTCTTCCATCCTTTTTTAGCTAGTTTAGGAATTCCTTTTAATAATATTGCTGCCATTAATAATACTCATTCTTCCTGGGCTGTTTTTTGGGTAAAACGTAGTCTTCAGGGTGCGTTAAGAATCCGCCCTGCCTGAAGCGCATCACAGCCTGGGTCATCGAGTCGACCAAGTCGTCATGATCTCCGTACGGAAACGCCGCGCATTCTTCTATGACTTCTTCCGCGAATTTCTGATCTGGCGCCCATATCATTCCAGACTCGAAAAGCGGTGCACATGCATTTACTCTTACATGCTTATCATTTCCTTTGCTCGGTGTAAAGTTCGTAACTGGAATATCCATTTGCCTAAGCTCATAGGTCAAGGGCAGCCCTGAGGCCTTGGCTTCGATAATCACCGTCTCCGGATTCCAATATTTGTACTGATCAAGAGCCAAACGTCTTAATTCAGGAAACTCATACCGTCCTTTGATGGCATCGAGTAGAATTAGGTTCACCGGCTCGTCTTCAGAAGGCTTAAATACGCCCCAGGTGGTAATCGCCGAGTAATCGGCCGTTTCCTTTTTCATATAGGCCGTATCGTAGCTTTGAATCACATGCTGAAGCGGCGGGATCCAGTCTTCCTCCCATTTACGCCACCATTCTCGCTTGATGATGGCTCCTTCTTCAGAAGTTGGGTTTTGCATGAATTGCGCGTTCCATTTGGTCACGGGCAATGTCGCTTTGACTTTTTCTAATTCCTCAAGGCTCCAGTACTCTGGCCAAACAGGTCCATGGTCCAAGATTGCAGGAAATTCGACCACGGCCCATTGATCACCCTTCACTTCCTTTTGAGCTTTCAATAGCATCGCAGTTAAATCCTTCGTAGACCAACGCGTCATAACCAAAACGATTGAGGCCCCTGGTTGAAGACGTTGTCGTGGTCCTGAAGTGTACCATTCATAAGCAGATTCTAAAGCGCTAGGTGACATGGCATCTTGTTCAGAATGCGGATCGTCAATAATTAATAAATCAGCACCCCGTCCAGTGATCGCGCCACCGACTCCAGCCGCGAAGTACTCGCCGCCTTGTGCCGTTTCCCACCTCCCAGCGGCTTTACTATCTTCCTGTAATCTGGTTTTAAATATTTTTCCATATTCTTCAGAATCGATTAAATGTTTAGCTTTTCGTCCAAACTTAATAGCGAGTTCTCCAGTGTGGGTTGCTTGAATGATCTTGAGCTTTGGATTACGGCCCACCATCC